CAGGAGACGATAAATTAACAGCCAGGGAGGTTTGTCTTGTCGCAGAATCGCAGGGCATAAATATCACCGACGGTTTCATGCGTGAATTTATGGCTATGGTGATACGGCCAACAAATTTGATGGTAATACCTATTTTTTATGAAAATGAGTGTGTTTTTGATTTCGATTTTCCCTCGGTTTGTCAGTGGCAAGTTGTCGTTGATTGGGGTGGGGTCAGAGATAAAACCGTGGCGCTGTTAATGACCTATGAATTTAACACAGATACCGACATTGTTTGGGCAGAGAAAGTTTTTAGCGAGAATACTTCGACTAATGAAATTGTTTCGGGTCTAAAAGAGTGGGACAATTTTTTGATTGATAAAAACCGTGGCAATAGGCCGCCACGTTGGGCTGATGTGCCTGGCCAACTGCAAGTCGATCTATTAAACATGTTTGATTATCAAGTGCAATTACCTCCTAAAACTGACTGGCTTGGCGCTGTAAACACTATGGCAGCTCGGTTTGCTACCAAAAAAGTTAAAATAAAACCTAGTTGCAAATTTCTGTTAGCAACAATTAAAGCCGGATTGTTTAATAAAAATAAAACTGATTTTGCTAGATCAGGCGAGCTAGGTCATATGGATGCACTCGCCGCCTTAATGTATGGCATTCGAGTATTAAATAGAGAGAATCCGTATCAAGATCACAATGTAACACATTCTAACACTATGTTTATAAACCCCGAGGCTTTTAAAGATCAAAATCAGAATCAAGATAGTTTTGGGGTAAAGGTCTTTGGTGGTGGTCCAAAAAAATTTGGGAGTTATAAATAAATGAATGATATACAATTATCAAAAAATTTTAAATTAAGTGAGTTTGTTTATTCAGATACAGCCGCCGAGTATGGCATTGATAATACTCCTAATGAAAGGCAAATAAAGAACATAGCTTTATTATGTATCGAAGTATTACAGCCGGTGAGAGATAATTTCGGCGCTGTTAAAATAACAAGTGGCTTTAGGTGTGGCAGGCTAAACAATCATCATAAAATTAGGGGTGCTCCGCATTCACACCATAGATGTCATTCTGGTTTTGCGGCGGCTGATTTCCAAATTGATAAAATACCGAAAACCAAGGTAATTGACTGGATAAAAGAATCAAATTTGCCGTTTGAACAACTTATTGACGAACCGAACTGGATTCATATTTCTACCTATCGCCCTCGCCGTCAAGTTATGAAAGCCGAGAGGGTCGGCACTGAAATGGTTTATACTCTGATATGATCAATATCGGAGGTAGATCATGGACCGATTAACGTGTGGTAAGTGTGGGGAGACGGAAAATGTTACTCGATTTAACAATAATAATATGTGTGAATCTTGTCTTTTTTGGTATGACCTGGCTGGTTTAGATTCTGAGGAGGTAGACGAATATGAATAAAATACTTTTATTTTTTGGCATTATTGTAATTTGTTTAACAGTAGACTTTTTTAGGTAGCTTTATGGCAAAAATTACACTGTCGAGGCTTTTCGAAGTCTCGCAATATCTGACAACCGACGCAGGCAAAGAACTAAAAGACGCTTTAGTTTATTTAAGTGAGTTTGTCGAAGTATCAATAAGGAACCTAAGAAATGGCCTAACATTTGTTGATAATTTTGACGTAACATCAAAAACCGTTGCGGTTAGATCGGCTGCCGAAACGGTGATATTATCAGGCGAGCCAAAGAGAGTAAAAGAGGTCATATGCCGGCGAGTGATATCTAATACCTATTATATAGTTTCGTCGTTTGGTTGGAAGTACAACAACAGCGGCGACGTTGTTATCACTATAAAATTAGAGGATCGAGACGGCGTAGCCATAGCCACAACGACAGACGTAAAATTGGACTTGTTAATACATTTCGGCTAAGATAATCATAATAAATTATAACCTATAACCTCTACCCATCAAGGCGAGGAACGAATGGCAGAAAACATGATTGAAGACACGGATTACTCTGAAAATGATAGCATTGAAAATCCTACCCTTGAGGATGGAATTGACGATACGCAATCAGAGGAAAGTGGCGAGGAATCGCAACTCGATTACACTGGTACAATGCACAAAATTAACGTAGACGGCGAGGAACTAGAGATATCCTACGAGGATATGTTAAAAAGTGCTCAACTTGATAAGGCTTCTTATAAAAGAATGGAGGAGGCAAGCAAGCTTAATAAACAAGTAAAGCCCTTGCTAGAAATTTTAAAAGCGGCCAAGTCTGGTGACGTATCGGTAATAAAAAAATTAGGAATACCAAAAGATGCACTCCGAAAGTTTTCAGAAGATGAGCTATTAGCTGCTATTGAAGAGGAGGAAATGACACCCGATCAAAAACGGGCTCACGCTGCCGAACAAGAGCGAGATAGATTAAAAGCTGAAAACAAAAAAATCCAAGATCGTGAATTTGCAGCATATCAACAGCATTTAGAAATTGAAGCGTCAAACAGAATACAGACTGAACTACAACAAGCCTTTAAAGATAGTGGTATTGCCCTAGAGGGCAACCAGAGATTAGTGGCTAGGGTATGTGAGGATCGGTTGAAATATTCCGAATCTGGTCGAGAGACTACTATGAAGGAAAGTTTGCAAAGAGCTCTAAATTCTTTAAATGCCGAATATTCTGAATATGCACGGAGGCAATTCAGTAAGGACCCTGATAGTTTTTTGCAGTCTTTGCCAGACGATATAAAGGATGGCGTAAGGAAAAAAAGCATTAACGAAGTTGGGTCACGGGTTCCTATGGGTACTAGTTCAAATAAACAAACTAATAAAAAGGTAACCTCCAAAGATTCTTTCCGAGAATATATGCGAAAAGAATTTCAAAGACGGGGTTAAAGAAAGGATTATAAAAATGGCATACGGACCAGGTGGACAACCGTATACCGCAAAGCGTGGCAAGGCGGTAAACGTATCGGAATACAGATTAAATATCACAGGCGCTAAGGCGCAAGCGCCTCTACCCATGGACGATAGCAGTATTTTATTGGGTTTTGACGGTGACCACCCGACGCAATCAGAAATTGATTCGCACTTGGGGACCTCTAGCGAGTTTTTAGCGGCTGCTTTCGATTCAACTGCAATCGACGCTGATAGCCAAGCTATTATTATCGATTTAGGCGGGCAAGTTGACGAATTAGTTTACGTCGAATTATCTCAAATAAGCGCAGATTCAGGAGCGACGGCGGCTACTGTAGTAAATCGCTACTTAAAGCCGATAGCAGCGTTGCAATCGTCTACCGCTGCAAGTGAATGCGCTAAAGGTGCTGACGGGAACGTAGCAATTAAAATTTTATGGGGTAATTCACCGAATTTTGACGGTTTGACCAGCGGACAAGTTGTTGTCAGAGTGCATTGGAGGGCTAAATAATGGGTCAGCAAATGAATACCGACGTAGTCGATTTATTTAAAGAAGTTTATGGTGATCATAATGATTTATTGCCAGACGACGGTCATTTAGCTCGTTGTATGCCGTTTTCTGAAAAGGGAAAGGTTGGCGATAGTTATCAAGAAGCCGTGACACTAACAAATGAAAGTGGTTTTACGCTATCATCGACAACCGACGCCTTTGAGTTAAACCCTGCACGGGCTGGGACTGTTAAACAGGCTTCGGTTACTCCATATATTTCTGTATTACCTAGTATTGTGCCTTGGGGTATTATTTCAAGGTCCGCAGGTGCAGGCGCTAAGGCTTTTTTCGACGCAACTAAATACGTCGTAAAAAATAACCTCGCCTCTCACCAAAGGCTTTTAGAAATTTTACGGTTGTATGGCCGTTCTTCCGATCTACTTGGCCGAGTTAGTTTCGCACCAAGTGGAACTGTTTACCGAGGCGCAACTTATTCAGGTGATGGTAATGTAACGTTGACTCTAAAAGACGGCTCAACACTAGCATTCTCAGACGGCATTAACGCCGCCGGTAAAAATATTCTTTTTGCACCGGGCCAATTTGCTGCTGGTATTTGGGTCGGATGGGAGGGCGTGAAAGTTAACCAAGTTGATTCATCAGGTGCTATTGTTGCATCGGGTTCACTTGTTAGCGTGAATGCACCATTGGGCTATATCACTGTTGATTTTACCCCGGTTGCGGCTACCTCTACAACGTCTCATAGATTATGTTTTGACGGTATGGAATCTTCAAAAGATATCGTAGGCGTCCACTCGATTTTGAAAAATAGTGGTACTCTTTTTGGTATCGACACGTCAAAATATTCCCTTTGGCAGGGTAACGTTGTAGACGTTAATTCTAAAAAATTCGGTATGCAAGTATTCCAAGACGGTATAGCTGATATGGTTAACCGAGGCGGCATGGAGGGCGATTTAAAAATATTTTTGAATCCTCGATCATGGGCCGACGTTGTTACCGCCGAAACTAATCTAGTTCGGCATGATTCAAGTTATACTCCTGTCAAGTTCGTTAACGGCGGCGAGGGTGCGGAGTATCATTCTCAGAATGGTAAAGCAACTTTCTACTCTCACCGGGCTGTTAAAGAGGGCGACGCATTTGCTTTATGTGCTCCGACCTGGACAAGATCGGGGTCCGCCGAGGCTTCGTTTAAAATTCCAGGAATGGACCAAAGCATAATTTTTGCTCTCGAAAATAGTGCTGGCTATGCTTTCAGAAGTTT